TGTTTTTGGCACAGATTGGGCATGAATCTGCCGGTCTTAGTGTAGTAGAGGAAAATCTAAACTATAGAGCCGATAGACTAGCTGTAGTATTTCCAAAATATTTTAGAGATGTAAATCCTAATGACTACGCTCGTAACCCAGAAAAGATTGCCAATAGAGTCTATGCAAATAGAATGGGTAACGGACCAGAAAGCTCTGGCGATGGTTGGCGCTACCGAGGTAGATCAATCATCCAATGCACAGGGAAATCCAACTATAGAAGTTGTTCAGAATATCTTTATGGTGATGAAAATATTTTATTAGAAGATCCTGATATTCTATTAAACCCAGAAGATAGTGTTGCATGTGCTGCTTGGTTCTGGACAACTAATAATCTTAATCAATGGGCTGATAATCAAGATATTCTTACAGTCACCAAAAAAATCAATGGTGGAACTCATGGTCTTGAAGATCGTACAAGACTATTTAACTTAGGAATGTCTTTACTCGGTTGACATTCTGACCTACACGTAATATAATACACCTTGGTTGTGATTGGAGTGATGAATGAGTTATTTCTATACAAATGTTTTCAGCCGAGGTGATAAGGTATTTGTTCGTGGATACCGTGAAGGTCGTTGTTTTTCAGAAGTAGTCAACTACAAGCCATATATGTTTATCCCTGCTCGTAGGGATTCAAGGACAGAGTTCCGAACTCTAGATGGAAAACCAGTAGAAAAACTAGAGTTCGACTCTATCTCCGATGCTCGTGACTTCCTCAAGAAGTACGATGGTGTGGATAATATGGAGATTTATGGTCTCAATAACTTTCCATATCTTTACATCTATGATAAGTTCCGTGGTGAACTAAACTACGATTCATCCAAGATCAATATTATCTCACTTGATATCGAAACGAGGAGTGATGGCTCATTTCCAAATATCGAAACAGCCGATAAGGAAATCACTGCCATCACTATCTCTCGACGTGGTGAAATGGTGGTCTTTGGTCTGAAGTCATATAAGCCTAAGTCTGACAAGATCACTTATGTTCATTGTAAAGACGAATGGGAATTACTTGATAAGTTTCTACAAGTGTGGCAGTCCGGTAGATTCCTACCTGATGTTCTTACTGGTTGGAATATTGAGTTCTTTGATATTCCATATCTTGTCAATCGAATCACAAATGTCCTAGGTAAGGAACAAGCCAAAAAACTCTCTCCATGGGGCTTCCTTGAAGAGCGTAAGATTGTTACTCACGGTAAAGAAAATACTACATACACACCTTCTGGTATCAATGTTCTAGACTATCTACAACTCTACAAGAAGTTCTCGTTTGGTAATGAGGAAAGTTACAAGCTTGATAATATTGCCGAGGTAGTTCTTGGTGAACGCAAGGTAGACTATAAGTCCATGGGTTATGAATCCCTAGAGGATCTATATCAACGGAATCCAGAACTGTTTTTCGACTACAATATCCAAGACGTAGCACTTATTGACCGCTTTGAGGAAAAACTTGGCTTTATTGAACTTGTCATGGCATTTGCTTATGATGCTAAGGTCAACTATGTTGATACTATGACAACTGTAAAGCCTTGGGATATTATCGTGCACAACTATCTTCTTGATAGATGCATTGTGGTCCCTCAGTTTACTAAAAAAACAACTGACGATCATCTTATGGGTGGTCACGTCAAGGAAGTCAAACCCGGTATGTATCGCTGGGTGGTTTCATTTGACTTGACTTCACTCTATCCACATCTTATCATGCACTATAATATCTCACCAGAGACTAAAGTTGGGCGTGAACAATATTGGCCTGCTCTCAAGTCACTGATTGATGGATATGCGGTGGTAGAAGATCATGGTTATTCCTATGCTGCAAATGGTGTAAAGTTCACAAAGCAAAAGCAAGGCTTTGCATCAGCACTCATGGAAAAGATGTTCAATGATCGTGCAAACTATAAGACAAAAATGCTTGAAGCCAAAAAGAAACTAGAGTCTCTTCCTACAGAGTCTTTGGAGCGTAAAGTGTTTTCAAATGAAGTAGCACGATATCACAATCTACAGCTTGCAAAAAAGATCCAACTCAACAGCTTCTACGGCGCTCTATCAAATCCATACTTCCGTTGGTTCGATTTTGATATGGCTGAGGCTATTACTTCATCTGGTCAGCTCACAATTCAGTGGGCGGAACGATACATCAATGAGTACATGAATACAGTTCTGAAAACTAAATCAGTCGACTATGTGATTGCATCTGATACGGACTCACTTTATATCAATATGGAACCACTAGTCAATCTACTTGGTGTAAAAGATCCTCTAAAGATTGTGGATGCACTTGATAAGTTCTGTAATACTAAGATTCAGAATGTTATTAAAAAAGCATTTGACGATCTAGCAGACTACATGCACTCCTATGATAAAAAGATGTTTATGAAGCGTGAAACTATTGCTGACAAGGGCATCTGGAAAGCCGCCAAGATGTATATTCTAAATGCCTGGAATATTGAGGGTGTTCAATTCTCTGAACCACAACTCAAGATTCAGGGTATTGAGGCAGTCCGATCATCTACTCCTAAAGTATGCCGAGCACATATCAAAAAGTGTCTTAGTATTATTATGAATAAGGATGAGGAAACTCTACATCAGTTTATTGCAGAGTTTAAAACTGACTTCATGAAACTACCATTTGAGGACGTAGCATTTCCACGTGGTATGAATGGTATGGACAAGTACCGGGATCGGAATACTATCTATTCTAAAGGTACTCCAATCCATGTGAAAGGTGCTTTGCTCTACAATAATCTGATCCAGAAGCGTGGGCTTGATACAAAATATCAACTTATCGGTGATGGTGACAAGATTAGGTTTGCTTATCTAAAACTACCCAATCCGCTTATGGAACATGTCATTTCCGTTCCGGATGATCTACCTGAGGAACTTGATTTCTCAAAGTATATCGACTATGATTCTCAGTTCAACAAGTCGTTTCTAGAACCCATCAAGGCTATTGTGGAAATCATTGGCTGGGATGTAGAAAAACGGTCAACATTGGAGTCATTCTTCTAATGGCAAAATATGATTATGGTGGTGGATGTCCGTGTGGATTATATAAAGAATGTGAACCAAACTGTGAATATAAGGAAACAAAAATGAAAGAAGAACATGACTTCGGCTTTTCATTTGCAGACTCTACAGAACTGTCGACTGAAGTAGATACAGCAAATGAAAAACTAGAAAAACTTCGAGCCATGATTCTACCATTTCTCACTAATCTTAAAAAGAATCCTGAAAAGGATATGATTAAGTGGAATGGTAAAGATCGTGTAGAAAAGATTGATGAGTTTATCAAAAAGATTAATAAGTTAGTTGACGATTAATATTGTTTGGTATATAATTACCATAGTATAATTGGAGAGAAATATGAGCCTCAAAGAACGACTTATTAAAAATAGCACTATTGATTTTACTTCAACTCTTACAGAGTCTAAAGTTTATAATAAAAACGATATGATTCCTACTCCAGTTCCAGGGATCAATATTGCATTGGGTGGAAGTATTGATGGTGGTATAACACCTGGTCTACTGGTACTTGCTGCACCATCAAAGCACTTTAAGACTGCTTTTAGCCTTCTCATGGCTGCTTCGTTTCTTAAGAAGTATCCTGATGGTATTATTCTATTCTATGATTCTGAGTTTGGTACTCCACAATCTTACTTCACTTCATTTGGTGTTCCTCTAGAATCAGTTGTACATACACCTATTACTGATATTGAACAACTTAAGTTTGATATCATGCAACAGCTAAACGAACTTAAACGTGAAGATAAAGTAATGATTATTGTCGATTCTGTTGGTAATCTTGCTTCAAAGAAAGAAGTTGAGGATGCTCTGAAAGGTTCTTCTGCGGCAGATATGTCCAGGGCTAAGCAATTAAAAAGTCTCTTTAGGATGATTACTCCTCATCTCACGCTAAAAGATATTCCTATGGTAGTCGTGAATCACATCTATATGACTCAAGAGATGTATTCAAAGCCAATTGTATCTGGTGGAACTGGAATTTATTATTCCGCAAGCAATATTTGGATCATTGGGCGTCAGCAGGATAAGGATGACAAGGAACTAAAGGGATATCACTTTGTCATTAATGTAGAAAAGTCCCGACATGTAAAAGAAAAATCCAAGATTCCAATCACGGTAAATTTTGATTCTGGCATTAATAAATGGTCAGGATTCCTTGACTTAGCTCTGGAAGCAGGTTATATTACAAAACCAAAGCAAGGTTGGTATGCAACTCTGGATAAAGAAACTGGTGAACTAGGTCCAAATAAACGTGCAGCAGATATCATTGACAATAATGACTTCTGGAAGACTCTTCTGGAAACAACAGATTTTGCTGATTGGATTAAAAACAAGTTTAGTTTGTCCCACGGTGAAATGATAGAAGAAGATGAATAGCAATACTTTAATAGAAACTTTCTATAGTAAAGATGGGAGAAAACAATCTCCCATCTATCAGACTGATACTACATTTTACATTGAGTTTTATCACGATGATGTGCTAATCAGTGCTGTAGAACTTAAAGAACATAATATTCATTATGCTCAATCTATTGCAGAAAACTTTTGTAATGGTATACTTAAACTAGATCCATGGAGGGCTAATGAGTCTATCAAATCTCATCTTCACAAATCTTGTAACCAATGAAGAGTATGGTAGAAAGGTAATCCCATATCTAAAAGAAGAATATTTTGAGTCTTATTCCGACCGAATCATTTATAAAACTATCAATGCCTATGTAGAGAAATATAACAAGTTTCCTACAGCAAAAGCTATTGAACTTGATCTAGATTCTCTCAGTCTAGAGGATCGAGTCTATAAGGACTGTAAAGAAATTGTATCTACTATTTCTGATAAAGATGATAGAGATCTAGAGTGGCTACTTGACAAGACCGAAAAGTTTTGTCAGGAACGTGCAGTCTATAATGCTATCATGTCAAGCATTCAGATCTTGGATAATAAAGATCCAAAAAACAACAAAGGATCCATCCCAAAGATCCTACAGGATGCTCTTGGTGTAAGTTTTGATACTCATATCGGACATGATTTCTTTGATGATTCAGATCCTCGTTTTGAGTACTATCATCGTACTGAAGATCGAATCCCATTCAGACTTGAATATCTGAATAGAATCACTAAGGGTGGTCTACCAAAAAAGACACTCAATGTCATTCTTGCAGGACCACACGTTGGTAAATCACTATTCATGTGCTCTACTGCTGCTGGTAATCTTCTGGATGGAAAGAATGTTCTGTATATTACCATGGAAATGGCTGAGGAAGAGATTGCTCGCCGTATTGATGCTAATATTCTAGACATTCCGATTGAAGAACTCGACACTATCTCAAAGGAACTATTTGATAAAAAGATGGCACGTGCCAAGGGTAAGACCTCTGGTAAACTTATTATCAAAGAATATCCTACTTCAACTGCTGGGTCTGCCAACTTCCGCCATTTGCTTCAAGAACTAAAGCTAAAAAAGAACTTTATTCCAGATATCATCTATATTGACTATCTGAATATTTGTTCTAGCTCTAGATTGAAGATGGGTTCTAATGTCAATAGTTATACCTACGTAAAGGCTATTGCTGAGGAACTTCGTGGTCTGGCAGTAGAGTTTGAAGTTCCTATCGTTTCTGCTACTCAGACGACTCGATCTGGTTTTGGAAACTCTGACGTTGATATCACTGATACATCAGAATCTTTCGCACTTCCAGCAACTGTTGACTTCATGCTTGCTCTAGTAAGCTCCGATGAACTTGAAGCACTAGAACAAATTATGGCTAAACAGTTGAAGAACCGATATACCAATCTTCATAAGTGTAAACGCTTTGTGATTGGTGTTGACAAGATCAAGATGAAGTTGTATGATGTAGAGGAATCTGCACAAGATCTAGTGGATGACTCACCTGTAATGGACAAAGGAGATTTTGGTGATCGTGAAAAAGCTATAAATAAAAAGAAGTCTAAGTTTTCTCTCAACGAGTTTGAAGGATTTAAATAATGAAACTTTATGAAGTCAAGCAGATTGATGATCTATTCTATGTCTTTGAAACCGCAAGTGAAAATCAAATCCGGTGGTTCAAGGATAAGAATCAGGCTTGGAAATACTGTAAGTTAATGAACCGAGGACAACTTGGTTTTCAAGGATGGACTCCGGCATTTATTACCAAAGAATAAATAATAATAAAAACTAAAATACTAACTTGGGAGCAGATCGAAAGGTCTGCTCTTTTTTTTTAGTTTTATAAATATACTAAAAAGAAGGATCAGTTGGATGAAAAGATTTTTAGAGTTTCTAGAAGAAGGCAAGCGTAATGTACTTCATGCCTTCGACATGGACGAAACACTATTAGCACATGATTCTAAGCATCTTAAGATCCATATTAGGGATAATAATAATCATCTAATAAGAAGTCTTACTAACCAAGAGTTTAATAGATATAAACTGAAGCCAGGTGAGCACTATGACTTTAAAGATTTCAGATCAGCAAAGGTCCTTGGTCGTTCAGCTCATCCAATACATACAATGATTAATAAATTGAATAATCTCAAAAAAAGAGGTTTTAAAACTGAAATAGTGACTGCCAGATCTGATTTGGATGATAAACAACAAGTCAGAAAGCACCTTATGAAGCACAATATCAATATTGATACTACTCATCTAAGAAGAGCAGGAAACGTCGAAGGTAGTTCTACTGGTGATAGAAAACGAAAGTTAATTTCTGATTTGATTAGTAAACATGGATATAAGGAAGTTCATCTTTATGATGATGATATTGGTAATCATAGACATTTTGCAAAACTAAAACAAGAACATCCAGGAGTAAGACTTGTGTCTCATATTGTAAAGCACAATGAAAATACTGGTAAAACAGCAATAAAAACAGTGAGGCACTAAGATGTCAGCAAAATCCGATGCTTATGAAAAGACTGTCGCTGATAATATCAACAGCGTTCCTGGTGTAAAAGCCATTAGGCCTCCTGGTGATACAGGGCTTTCAGATGTACTCATAACTCAATATAATAATAAATCTGCTCGTACTTGGGTTGAAGTTAAAATGAGTCATACTGATAATCTATCAAACCCTCGTGTTTTTTATTCTGATGGTAAATGGCAAACCACATATAAAACACCAGCAGCCAAAGCAGCTATAGATATATTAAATTCTTCAAATCAAGCTCAAAAGTTTATTCAAGATCTTGCTAAATTCAGTGGTATCCCAGTTAGATCTATAAAAGTACCTACAACTCAATCTGGTTTAAAAGAAGAAGGTGCAGTGCCTTTAATGGTTATGAAGGCATTTTTTAATCAACCAGGTATTAATAGATATATTGCAAATCAAGAAAACTACGATCTAGGAAAACTTGTTACAGAACATTATACAATAGGTAAAAAGGAACCTGCACATTATATGCAAGCAGGCGATGATTTTTATATGATAAGTTCTGCTAATCCACTAAAACTTTCAAATAAAATACCTCTATTAAAAGGTATAGGTGATTTTAAAGTTAGGGTATCAACAAGATCAAACTTTTATGAAGTTCAGGCCGAAATAAAAATATCTAAGATGCCAAATAGTAGTTTTTCAATGGCGCCTGGTACTAATAAAAATAATCCTTTTTTGAAGAAATAAGATATGATACCATTTTCAAAGTTTCTTATTGAATCACTAGATGTTGACAAGTTAAAACATTTAGAACATGCGGAAGATCACATCATCCATGGTGGAGAAGAAGGGTTAGTCCATGCTGCTGACAATCTCAATGATCTTCATTCTTTTCTTACTGGTGGTAAGTCTAAATCAAAAGTAACAACTAAGTATGATGGTTCTCCTTCTGTAGCTTTCGGGATTAATCCTGAGAATGGTAAGTTCTTTGTGGGTTCAAAATCTGTATTCAACGTGAATCCAAAGATCAACTACACAGAGGAAGATATTGACAGAAACCACGGTCATGCTCCAGGTTTAGCTCAAAAGCTTAAAGTTGCACTAAAGCATCTACCCAAAGTGATGCCAAAGGATGCTAAAGGAGCACCATCTGGTGTCTATCAAGGTGATTTCCTTTATGATAAGAATGACCTTGAAGATGAAGATGGTAAGTACAAGTTTGCACCAAATACTATTACCTATGCTGCGCCAAAAGACTCTAGTATGGGTCGAAAAGTAGGTGCATCACAGATGGGGTTTGTGATTCATACCAAATATAAAGGCAAGAATCTGGCTGATATGAAAGCGGGCTTTGACGTAGATCATTCAAAGTTTAAACAAGACCCAGACGTAAATCTAGTCAATCCAGAGATTAATGATACTTCTAAATCAGTCTATTCACCAGTCCAACAAGCAGAATATAATAAACACCTTGAAGCCGCAACTGAAAACTATAGAAACACTTCTTCTGATACACTCAAGAATTTAGGTAAGCATGATGCTTATATCAAACCCTACATAAATCAAACAGTCCGAGATGGAACAACACCATCAGTCGATGATTACAAATCATCACTAGAGGATAAAAGGGATAAAGAAGTTGCAAAAGTCAAGACCGAAGCTGCAAAACAAAAGAAGGCTTCTGTTTATGATGAGCTCATTACTGACCTCAATAACAACAAGCAGGACTACGGCAGAGCGTTTGCGATACATCATCATCTACAGAAAGCTAAAGATGTATTGGTTTCAGCTCTAGGTAATCCTACAGAGTTTGAACACACTGTCGGTGGTAAGAAAGTAAAACCTGAAGGGTTTGTTTCAATCCGTAACGGTAGACCTACCAAGCTAGTTGATAGAGCAGAGTTTAGTCGCTTGAACTTTGCCAATAATAGAGGTCGTGGTGAAAGTGCACCAACAGAACCAGATGCTACTAAACCAGATGAACGTGATACCAAGAATCCACACGTACTAGCATTTGGTCGAATGAATCCACCTACAATAGGTCACGGTGCTCTAGTAGACAAAGTAAAAGAACTAGCTACTGAAAACAAAGCAAAGCATACAGTTGTATTGTCACACTCACAAGATCCTGAAAAGAATCCACTATCGGCTGAACAAAAGATCAAACATGCCAAGAGATTCTTTCCAGGTGCAAATATTCAAGCTGCAACTGATGAAGCACCTACATTTATTCATCAAGCAAAGAAACTACATCAACAAGGTGTAGATCATCTTATCATGGTCGGTGGATCAGATAGAGTTGATGAATATAAAAAGATTCTTGATAAGTATAACGGACCAGGTAAAGACTTCAACTTCAAACGAATTGATGTAGTCTCTGCTGGTGAACGTGATCCAGACGCCGAGGGTGTTTCCGGTATGTCTGCATCAAAGATGCGTGCCCACGCTATGAATAGAAACTATACTGAATTTAAAAAAGGAATACCTCAACATGTCCATCCTGAACACGCTAAAGAACTTTATAATGAAGTACGTAAAGCCATGCACATCGAAATCGGTCCAGACACCTCAGGAATTGCTCTTGGTAAATACGCCAAGCGAGATGACGAAGTCGGTCACAGAGCCAGAGCAGAGCAAAAAAGAAGAGAACAAGCCAAGCTTGCAAGTAAAAGTAGTTCATCTAGGGTCAGTGGTAAAAGACCTGGAACAACCACCAGCGCCACCACCAGTAGTGCAAGTCCCAGTAGTAGAAGAACCAGTGCAAGCGCCAGTGGTAGCACCAGCACCAAAGCCAAAAAGACAATCAAAGAAGAAAGAAACTTTAAAGGTTTCAGTTCCTTTACCCAAGAAAAAGGTATCAAAGAACAAACTACGACAGCAGACATAAGAGGTCTAGGTAATATTTCTGGTAACCCAGCTGGTGATATATCAAACTATGCTAGTGATAATATTGCAACAGCAGATACACTTAATGATGTTCTGAAAAAATTCATAAACACTTGGCATAGTAAATATCATTTATCAAAGGTTAAAAAATAATGGCACAATTTAGAAAAGATACGCATCAATATCTTAATGATGGGCGTACCATCTTTGAAGTAGTCATGCTTTCTGATCAGTATGGAAATCTAGTAGGTCCTGCTAATCCCTCAGGTGTTGCTGTTGATGCATTTGGTAGAGCAAGAATGTCAACACCTCTTACTTTATTTGATTCTTCACATCGTTATAACGATAATGGTTTATGGTCGACCTCTAATACTGCGGGTGCTACTTATGCTCATGATGCAAATGCTGGTATTATTTCATTAAATCTACCAACAACATTAAATGCTGAAATTGTGCGTGAGACAACTAAAGTATTCTCATATCAACCTGGTAAATCAATGCAGTCTCTAAACACGTTTGTATTCAATCCAGCAAAATCAGGATTGAGACAAAGAGTTGGTTATTTTGGTGCTCAAAATGGAGTATATCTAGAATTAGATGGATCAAATCTTTATTTTGTTGAGAGATCATATTCTACTGGTACTTTGGTTGAGACTAGAGTTGCACAAGCAAATTGGAATATTGATACATTACTTGGTAATGTAGCTTCTAGTCCTTCTCAGATTACACTTGATATATCTAAAGCACAGATTTTATTTACAGATATTGAATGGTTAGGGCTTGGTACCGTAAGATGTGGATTTGTTATTGATGGTAAACTAATTCACTGTCATTCATTTCATCATGCTAATATTATTCAATCTACATATATGACTACAGCAAGTTTACCTATAAGATATGAAATTAAGAATACTACTGCTACAGCTAGTGCAAGTACATTAAAACAAGTCTGTTCAACTGTTATTTCAGAAGGTGGTTATGAACTCCGTGGAGATCAATCGTCTATCGGTACTCCTGTTCAAACACCCAAGACATTGACCACAGCTGGTACTTATTATCCTATTGTTTCTCTACAATTAAAGTCAACAAATCTAGATGCAATTGTTATATTAACTGCATTATCCATTTTGGGTATTAATTCTAATCCTTGCAGTGTTGCTTGGAAAGTTATAAGAGGTACTACACTAACCTCACCATCATGGACTTCAGCTGGTACTGATAGTTCTGTAGAATATGATTTATCCGCAACTGGTCTTAGCGGCGGGCAAGTATTGGCATCAGGTTATATTGGTATTACAAACCAAGCATCACAAACAATTGATGTTCTCAAAGAAGCCCTATTCAAGTTTCAACTACAACGTAATGGTCTAACAAGTACACCAGAACCAATTACAATTGCTATGGCGGCATCAGTTAATACTGTCAATGCACTTGCTTCTATGGATTGGGAAGAAATTACGAGATAACTTTTTTTATAAATATAAAAAAAATTGGAGATTTCTATGTTAGACGAAAAAAGAGGACTATGGGATAATATCCATGCCAAGCGCAAGAGAATTGCCGCTGGTTCTGGTGAACGTATGCGTAAGCCTGGTTCAAAAGGTGCACCTACTGCAGACGCACTTAAATCAGCAAAAGAAGAACGATCTGTTTTAAATACAGTAAAACGTGTTGTAAAAGAAGCACTTTATGAGTGTAATGGGAATTGTACATGTGGTAAACAACCACCAGTTACAGAGGCAGAATATCAAGGTCGTTCCGTTCCTCTTGGTAAGCCAATGAAAGGTGATGTAAAGAAGTCTAAAGTATATGTAAAGAATGAAAAGGGTAATGTTGTCAAAGTAAACTTTGGTGACAAAAATCTTTCCATAAAGAAAAATAATCCAGCTCGTAAACGTTCTTATTGCGCTAGATCATCTGGACAAGGTAACCTAAACAAAAGAACAAGTGCTAACTATTGGTCCAGAAAAGCTTGGAATTGTTAAAATGAGAAAACTTAGAATTTTGATATGCCAACAATGTAATAATCAATATGAAACACGACTTAAAACAATATGCTGCAGTCGTGATTGTTCCAATAAATTACAAGGGAATTTGAGAAAAACTCAAATAAATCCCGAAACTGGATTGTCAAAATCAAAAGAAATAGCATTAAAATCATCTATTACGATGAAGGAAAATTCTTGGTACGGAAGTGAAAATCATTTAAAATGTTTAAAGCATACTCCTGACGTTTTAGAAAAAAGAGGTAAAAGTATAAGCAAGGCTCATCTAAAAATAGATGAAAATACTGGTTTGACTAAAGCTGCTTTAGCAACTAAAAAAGCAATGAAAACAAAAGTAGATAAAGGCATTTATATTGATCCAATATACAAAGATGCATATGAATTATATCGTGATAAAGTAAGACTGTTAACTGAAAAACAAGATCTTTCTAAATTAGATGGTTATAAGGAAAGAGCAAGAGCAGGTGTAATTAACGGGAAACATTTAGATCATATTTTTTCTATTAAAGCAGGATATACTCTTAATGTTGATCCTGTAATTATGTCCTCTTTATGTAATTTACGTTTTATTTCTTATCAACAAAATGTCTCAAAAAAAGATAAATGTGATATTGAATTAAATGAGTTATTAAAATTATATAAAGATTTAACTGAAAGTAAAACAATATGACAGAACTAGTAGACCAAATGAAAGTTGTGCTTGCTAGCACTTTTTCACTTTATCTAAAAGCACATGGCTTTCATTGGAATATTGAAGGACCAGATTTTGTTCAGTATCACACTTATCTAGGTGAGTTTTATACTGAAGTATGGGGTGCGGTTGATACCATTGCGGAACATATCAGAATCCTAAATGCATATGCACCAGGCAGTCTTTCCAGATTTTCACAACTATCAGTAGTAGATGATCAGATCAATGTACCCTCTCCATTGAAAATGATTAAAGAACTAGAACTAGATAATGCTAGACTAAAGACTGAATTGACAAAGGCCTATAAACTAGCAGAGGATGCTGGTGAGTTAGGCCTTTCAAATTTTCTACAAGACAGAATTGATATTCATGCCAAGCACGGTTGGTTCCTCAAATCAATAGGTAAATCATGAGCCTTCGTGAAGCAAGTATCATCAGCCAAGGTAAGTTAGTGGGCTCTAGAGGCGCAGAGTTCCGTAAGACTTCTACATCTAAACCAGATGAATGGCGTGATTCTGGTGGTCTTGAAGTTGGAGCAATGAGAAACTTTGCCCATGAAAAGGCATCCAGAGATCGAGCTTCCGAAGAAAAAAAGAAAAAAGAGAAAGAAGTGACAAAGAGAACTAAAGACTCAGAGAAAAGATGGAAAGCGGTAACAGAAGATAATGAGTTATCAGGAACTAAAGTGCGTAGAACTATCAGGAATGTTGGTCGTCCAGATGATGCTGAACCAACTTCACCCAACTCAAAGTTAAGCAAGACTACTGAAATTGTAAGAAAAATCATAGAGGAGAAATTAGCCAATGTTCAGCGATAAGCAATTTGGACTACCGGGCGGCTTAGTCGCTGCCGCAAAAGCTATTATGGAAGCAAAGCATGACACAAAGAGTGACACAAAGAGTGACAAAAAAGATGTCGATGCTAAAGAAATGAAGGGTGGAAAGACCAAGGTTGATCTAAACCCAGAAACTGACGATCAGTCAACTGATTCTGATGATATGAAGAAGAAGTCTATGAAGGAAGGTAAGGAACATACCGTTCCAAAGACTGAAAAAGAAAAGAAACTAGCTGCTCTTGCTCATCCAAAAGACAAGATCACACACAAGGACGTACTTGTTGGTCGTGGTGTAGTGAAGGAAGAAGATCTTGAAGAAAAAATCACACCTTCTGAATTAAGAGCTCAATTAAGAGCAAAAGCTGCTGCAGCTGCCGCAAATAAACCTAAAGATGACAATGTTAAAGAAGCTGCCGGTTCTGTACCAAGTGTAAAAACTAAAGAACCAAAAGCTGAAATGCCAAAGAAGAAGTTGGATTGGGATAAAATTCAAGCGGTCCGTGCGACTCGTAAAGCAACCAAAGCAGCTCGTCATGCCGACACCTCACACCTACCAAAAGGTTGGTCTACTACATTCTACAGAGAAGATATTGAACTATCAGATGATGAACTGGTAGAGATTGAAGAAGCTCTAAAGAAAGCAGATCCTGCTGGTAAGTGGATTTCTGATTTTGTTCATTCTGATGATCCAAAGTTCAAGGGTAAGTCACCAGAAAAGCGTAAGCAAATGGCTCTAGCAGCATATTATGCTAAGCAGCGCAATGAGGAAGTTGAACTAGATGAAGCAAGCATGTTCAGTTCAAAAGTAAAACAAGGTAAGGGTGCTGCAGGGGATGTCGGTTCTGTTAGATATGACTTCGGTAAGAATGCAGCTCCACGCAGACCAGATGATATGGGTAAGAATGTTCTTTCACGTAGAGTCTTTGTAAAGGGTGTAAAACCAAAAGGTAAGTTACCAGAAGAAGTTGATCTAACAGATGAAGAACTAGATCGTCTAGAAGCTATTGCTCAAGAACTTGATGAAGCAAAGCCAACTATTGTTTCAGCTCCAATACGTGGTGCTAATCAAGATCAATCCGGTGAAAATACCAAGAGCACATCTACTGATTATACCATTTCCGATTCAAAGAAGATGAAGAAGGAAGAAGTTGAACTAGATGAAGCAAAGCGTGGGCGCCCAAAGAAGAATCCAACACCAGATGATGAACAAGAAGAACACGAACATGTCATCATGCAACTACGTAAGGTTGTATCAACTCATGGTGCACGCCCAGTAAAGCATCTTGACGGTAAGTCAACAAAAATGACACCACAACTTGCTCAACATGCTCTCAATAAGCATAATGCTATGAAAACCGCCGCCGAAAAGCAAGATTTTGAACAAAAACTACATAAGAGTCACGACTCCATGAAAAGTGCTCTCGGTCAGTAATAAATAATAAAAACAGTTTACTAGGAGTACTGAAAAATGTCAGTAGCATATACATATAGAGTAAAGTGGAGTGCTACTGGCATGTCTTATTATGGTATAAGATATGCTAAAGGTTGTAATCCAAGTGAATTATGGGTAACATATTTTACATCGTCAAATTATGTTAGTGCATATAGAAAAGAATATGGTGAACCAGATATAATACAAATTAGAAAGCAATTTAATTGTATTAAAGAAGCTAGATCCTGGGAGCAAAAAGTGATAACAAAACTAAATGCTCATAAAAGAAAAGATTATCTTAATAAAACAAATAATATAGCAATTATTAATACAGAAGAAACAAATAAAAAAACATCTGAAAGAATGAAAATAAGTCGGAAAGGTGTTAAAAATCCAAAATTATCTGAATTGAATAGATTAAAAGTTGGTGATTTAAACCCTTCAAGAAAACCTGAAGTAAGATTTAAATTATCAATTATCAATTCGGGTGAAAATAATGCTATGTATGGTGTTAAAGGTAGTCTTCATCCAAGATATGGTAAAATAGGGGCTTCAACAGGTAAAAAATGGTACCATGACCCTATAAATAATAAAGAGTTTTATTTTTTTGAAAATGAAAAACCAAACAATTATCTTCCAGGAAGATTAAAAAAGAAGAAAGGATAAATCATATGCTTTGGGGACGCAACGACCAGGCGGTAACCGCCAACTCAACTACAACAAAGGAGTCCTCAAACGGGGCTCCTATTGGAACTTATGCTCTAGTGAAAGGCGACCAAGTAGGTCGTACTTCTGGAGCAAATGCTCACTTTGGTAATACTTCACCAATGTCTAGAGCAAACGTCGACGTAAGAATGTTTAATAACGTAACACCTGGCGTATTCATTCCAGGGCAGGCAGTCGGTGTATTTGGTGCCGATGCTACTGAAGTTGCAGTAAGTAATACAAAAGGCATTGCTCATGCTGGTTGGGTTGTGCGTAGAGCAGGTACAGGTTCACTTGCTTCATTCACAATCAATGCTTCAGCTACTGCACTAGGTTATAACAATGCTGATATCATCACGGTAAAGTCACAACAAGCAGGTGGTAATGCTACCGTTACATTCACAACAAATGCAACTGGTGGTTCTCTTGTATTCACCATCACAAATGCTGGTGCAGGTTTTGATGTAGTAACCATTCCTACTTCAAATATCTCCATCACAAATGCAACTGGTGGTACTGCATCAGGTAACACCACTGTAACAAACTTTATTGCCACTGCTGGCGGTAGAGCAGGTCGTGTACACTTTGAAACACTAGTTGCTATGGGTTCACTTGGTGCTCAAACAGCCCCATATGGTACTCCAGCTCTAGTGGCAGATGCATCCGACGATACCATTCTTCCAGACTCATAAGAGTTGATATAATATTATGGCAAATGAATCTAAAAAGATTTCAGAACTTGCGGTAGCAACTACTCTGTCTGCAAATGACAGAGTAGTTGTTCTTGTGAATCCATCTTCAACTGCAAATGTAAAGACTATTACTACAAGCAACTTTGCTAATAGTGTTGCAGCTAAGTTTATTTCAAATACTGTGCCTACTAGCAATACTTCAAATGGTACTCCAGGGCAGATTGCTTATAGTAATACTCATGTTTATATTTGTGTGGCAAATAATACCTGGGGAAGAGCAACACTCACTCTTTCCTGGTAATGATTCATGACCGACTTACCGATGATAACTTTCTGATCTATTGTGCTAAAATCTATGATAATCCTCAGATGGCAACTTCAGAAGAGTTCCTTGAAGATCTAGATAGAATAAAGTATATCAAGAAACTTATCACTCGGTATGTCGAATCACATGAACTAAAAGAACGATTGATATTAAATCATATCATAACTCTACACAATTGCTTTGGTGTTCACTTATCTAAAATATTATACTTGAAGCTTGAAAAACAGTTTCATTGTATAAAACCATTCTTGATCATGCTTAATGCTTTACCTGAAGTGATATATAATGTAGGTAACTACAATAAAGTATACACCGACGAAATACCTATGGACTTAAATATAATCAGAGCGCTAAGGAAGATCAACAATGGCTATTAAAGAAGATATGGCATCAGCTATGCCAGCAAATGCCGCCGGTTCTGGTGGTATTGATGGTATTGGAGTAGGTCCAAAGGGTGAACCTGGTGTTTATCCTAAAAAGAAGAAGTTGAGAGATATCACTCTCACAAAGACACCACTAAAAAGACTTCTACCGAAGTAAAGTGCCATGACTGAAGATCCACGTTTAAATCGCATAGAAGAAGCTATATCGCAACTGTCAAATGTAGCGCATGACGTTGCAAAGATGTTGGCTGTCCATGAGCAACGAATCCAACAACAAGAAAAGATTACTGATACAATCGGCAATCAGTTGGAGAAGAGGAAGGATGAGGTGGACAAGAAGTTCGAGAACGTCTATGAAGCAATAAAGGAAGGTGATGCCGTCATTATTGCTATGATGGAAAAGACGGCAGAAACTCGAGAAAAACAATTTTCTGCAATAGATAAAAAAATATCAAGACTAGAAAAATGGAGTTGGATGGCAATAGGCGGTGGTCTAGTTGTTGGTTTCCTACTCTCATTGGCTTTTAATATTATAAAGGTAGTGCATTAAAAAGGGGGTTGACATTTTCCTCTAAGCGTGTATAATAGTCTATGACTTAAAAATGAATGTTATAGGATATTGTCATGAACTGGTTAGAGACCAAATATATTGGTATGATGTCGACTCGACTAAGGAACTTCAAGAGGAAGTCCCATAGTCTATATAACTTTTCCTGTAACCTTTGTGGTGATTCTGAAGTTGACAAGAGAAAGGCTAGAGCCTATTTCTATTCAAAAAAAGGAAAGACACTCATGCATTGTCACAACTGTGGCATTACCATGGGGTTTGAAAAGTTTCTTGAAAAAGTAGATACACTACTATATAATGAGTATTCAATCGAGAAGTTGAAGGATTCCAAGTCTCCACAACAGTTGGATCTTGAAGAGTTTGTGAATAAAATGAAGAAGCCAAACTTCATGAAGTCCGAACCACTGAAAGGTCTAAGGAAAATCAGTCAACTGGATCCTGATGATCCTGTTAAAGTACTAGTATCCAAACGTAAAATCCCTAATGCATATCATGCAAAGATGTTTAAAGTACCTAAGTTCTTTGAATGGGTTAATAGTTTTATCCCTGATAAGTTTGATGATGAGGCTTTGCTCTATGACGAGCCACGGCTTCTTATTCCGTTCTTAAACAAGAATGGTGATATGCATGCCTTTCAGGGTAGGTCACTGGATTCAAAGTCTAAGACCAAATATATTACTATTGTGTTAGACGAAAATCAACCAAAAGTTTATGGGCTAGATACAGTTGATCCCTCAAAGAAGGTTTATGTGTTTGAGGGACCGATTGATGCTTGTTTTATTCCAAACTCAGTTGCAACTGCTGGTGGTGATTTAGCTGCCGCAGTAGAGGTTGTTAGTAAGGATAAGATGGTGATTTGTTACGATAATGAGCCACGTAGTCGTGAAACCGTAAAAAAGATTGACAAGGCTATCCTAAATGGATATAATGTCTGTATATGGCCTTCCAATCTAGACTTTAAGGACGTGAACGATATGATTCTAGGTGGCCTAAGTACTGATTTTGTTCGGTATATCATCGACCAAAATACATTCAAGGATCTTAGGGCTAAAGCGGCTCTCAATGCATGGAAAAAGATTGATGCTTAAATGTGATGTTTGTGATGGAACTGGTGTTTATTCCTATGATGAAAACCATTCCACTTGGTGCAAGAAGTGTTGCCGACATGAAGATGGTTATTATCTAGTAACTACTGATCATTGGGGTGAAGATTTAGTCGGTCAATGGCTTTGTAAAAAATGTGGTTGGATTAGGAAAGGGCTGAACTATGGGGATTGATACTTATTTTTATACAATTTACGGTGTAAAGACCGAATGGGATGATAAGTTTAATGAAGATCATGATTATTTATATGATGATCATGATACACCATGGGTTCTAATGGATGGAATGGGTGGTGAATATTTCATTTTTGGAAAGCCTCTATTTCAATCCGGTAGTCTACGATGGGGATTTGAAGAAGGTGATTTCTATAAAGAACTAGATCTTCAAAGTCTAACTGAACTTGAAGTAAAGTACCGTGAAGAGTTTGGTAAGAAGTTTCCAAATCATGTACATCTTCTAGGTTCGGAACCATTTAAGCTTATCAGCCTCATCCACTTCTCATAAAGGATCTATATTATGAACTCTCTCAGTCTTCTGATTTATTTTGCTGGTGTTGTAGGCAATCTTGCTAGTTTTTTAGCATTAATAACAGTATTACTAATACTAGCAATGATTGGTTCTATTATTTTTTGGGTCATCTATCATGATGAAACAGATTCTTTATGGCACCCTCTTAAAGATGATGCATTAGTTGAATGCAGAAAAACACGTGAGCTATGGCGTAAAAGGGCGTTTAACTTTGCTTTACTTGCAGTCTTTATTGGCGCCATTAATGCTATTATTCCATCTCGTCAAACTGTTCTTCTTATTGCTGCATCTGAAATGGGTGAAAAGGTACTTAACAATGAAAAAGTTGGTCAGGTGATTGACCCTAGTATTGATCTGATTACAACTTGGATGAAGAACGAAACCGCTGAAATCAAGAAAAAGATGGAGACAAAACAGTGATTCTAGAAGTACTAGATATCAAGGATAATGATGATGGTTCTGCCATCTTAACCGTTGATATGGATTATGAAACTTTAAAGACATTTGCTGGTATTGGTATCATCAAGGCACTAAAAGATAGTGCTGAGGAAGTTATCAATGCTCAAAATCTTGACGAGGTAGAACATAAACCATCAGACCCAAAGCCTGATGTTGCAGCTCAATATCTTGATGATGCAATCAAAGTTCTAGAGAATAGAATGACTGATATTTCATCTGCATGTGATCAAAAATATATCCTTGACACACTGACAGAAACGTGTCAAAATGCACTAGAAATCCTTATTGTGGCTAGGTCATTTCTTGATAATAATAAAACTTGATAGCTTTACACAACTTCCTTGCCATACTTGGTGTGGTCCCGATTGTACTTGTTATCCATATCGGATACAAGATAAAGATGAAAGCAAAAAGGAACAAGTATTAAATGAATCTGGAAAGTTTCTTTGAAGATAAAAAGGAAGATCTTTATTCTGAGAGGGTTGATCTAGAGACTAGACGTAGGTCTAGACTTGCAGTTGCAGCATATGCATATGAAATCATCGGTCAACCTATTATGACTGATGCAGAGTTTGATACTTTAGCAAAACAGATTGATCTCTCTATCAATACTCGGCGCCCAGAGTTGGATAAATGGTTTAGAGAAAACTTTGAGCCACATACTGGAATGTGGGTACACAATCATCCAGACAGGCGCCGACTAGACCAACTTGCAACCAATATTTTAAGTAAAAGATAATATTATGAATACAGCAAAGATTGTAGCTATTACTAACCCACTCGTCGATGGAGTAAAATCTGCCGACGAGTTTATTGCCTATACTGCCAGAGTTTCAAATCCTTCCAATCAAATGAACTCAGAAACGGCTGAAAAACTTTTACGTTATTGCATTCGGAATAAACATTTCAGCATTTTTGAAATGGTGAATGTAGTTATGGAAGTTACTACTACCAGGGATATAGCTCGACAAATCCTTAGACATCGCTCATTTTCATTTCAAGAGTTCTCTCAACGATATGCTGATCCTACTAAAGATCTAGGGTTTGCTTCACGTGAAGCAAGACTTCAAGATAAAAAGAATAGACAAAACTCAATCTCAGTTGATGATATGTATTTACAACAAGATTGGGAAAATAGACAAAAATATTTACTAGAGATTGTAAAAGAACAATATAACTGGGCTATTGAGAATGGTATTGCCAAGGAACAAGCACGAGTAGTACTACCGGAGGGATTGACAGTATCCAGAATGTACATGAATGGTACTCTTCGGAGCTGGATTCATTATGCAGAGCTCAGAATGGCAAATGGAACTCAAAAAGAACATCAACTGGTTGCTGAATCCGCTTGGCAAGAGATTGGTAAATACTTCACATTTTTAACAAGAGAATAAGAGGGACTATATGACGATTAATGTAAAGAAAAGAGATGGATCTATTGAACCACTAAATCTGGAAAAGTTCCATCGAGTGGTATCATGGGCGTGTGAAGGATTATCAAATGTTTCCGAGTCCGAAGTAGAAATCAAGTCACAAATTCAGTTCTATAATAATATCAAGACCAATGATATTCAGGAAACACTTATCAAAGCCGCTTCAGAACTAATCACTGAAGCTACTCCAAACTATCAATACGTAGCATCACGTCTTATCAACTATCATCTTCGCAAGCAAGTCTATAACGGACCAAATCCATGTTCTCTTTTTCAACATGTAGTCAATGTAGTTTCTGAAGGTTATTACGAACAAAATCTACTATCCTGGTATGATGATGAAGAATACAAGATTCTGAATAGTTATCTAGTACATGACCGGGATTTTAATATTCCATATGCAGGAATGGAACAACTTCGTGGTAAGTATCTAATCAGAAACCGTGCTACAAATAAATATTATGAAACACCACAGATGAGCTACATGCTCATTGCTATGGTTCTATTCCACAAATATCCAAAGAATGAACGTCTGAAGTGGGTAAAGGACTTTTATGATGCGACCTCAACTTTCGAAATCTCTCTGCCGACTCCTATCATGGCTGGTCTACGCAGTCCACAAAAGCAATTTAGTTCTTGTGTGCTGGTGGACTCGGATGATTCTCTAGATTCTATTAATGCCACTACATCATCTATTGTAAAATATGTTTCACAAAAGGCAGGCATTGGTATCAATGCAGGCCGAATCCGTGCTATTGGTTCACCTATTCGTAATGGTGATGCAACACACACTGGTGTGATTCCATTTTATAAGATGTTTCAGTCTGCAGTTCGTTCCTGCTCTCAAGGTGGTGTTCGTAATGGTGCTGCAACTCTTTATTATCCAGTCTGGCACTATGAAGTTGAGGATCTTCTAGTCCTAAAGAACAATAAAGGGACTGAAGATAATCGAATTCGTCATATTGACTATGGTGTTCAGTTCAATAAACTCATGTATGAACGACTACTCTCTGGTGGTAATATTACACTATTTTCACCATCCGATATTCCTGGTCTATATAATGCATTCTTTGTGGATTATGACAAGTTCAAGCAACTATATGAGGAAGCTGAACAAAATCCAAATATCCGCAAAAAGAGTATTTCAGCTCTAACTTTATTTGGTTCGTTTATTCAGGAACGTAAAGATACCGGTAGAATCTATCTAATGAATGTGGATCATGCAAATGACCATGGTGCATTTATTAAAGAAGATGCTCCTATCTATCAAAGCAATCTTTGTGCAGAAATAGCATTGCCTACTAAACCATTACAGGACGTTTTTGATCCTAATGGTGAAATCAGTCTCTGCACTCTTGCAGCAATCAACTGGGGAAAAATCCGTGCTACTTCTGACTTTGAGCGTCCTGCTCGACTTATCGTTCGGGCTCTTGACGAGCTTCTTGATTATCAAGATTATCCTGTTTTGGCAGCAAAGAACTCTACTATGGCGAGGCGCCCTCTTGGTGTTGGTATCATTAACTTTGCTTACTGGCTTGCTAAAAATGATCTTACTTACTCTAATATTGGTGTAGAAGGTCTAAAGAAAGTACATGAATTTGCCGAGGCTTGGTCATATTACCTTATCAAGGCCTCTGCGGATCTAGCACAAGAAAGGGGTGCCTGTCCTAAGTCAACTGAAACCAAATATTCTCTCGGTATGCTTCCCATTGATACTTACAAGAAAAATGTTGACAATCTAGTGGATCCGGTTTATAAAATGGATTGGAACTCTCTGCGTATTCAGCTATCAGAACATGGAATTCGTAACTCTACACTAATGGCTCTAATGCCTGCCGAGACTTCCGCACAGATCAGTAACTCTACAAATGGTATTGAACCAGTACGATCACTTATTTCCATCAAACAAAGTAAGGATGGAGTATTGAAACAGGTTGTACCAGAAATCAAAAGACTTAAAAATAAATATGATCTTCTATGGGATCAAAAGTCTCCAGAAGGTTATCTTCAAATCTGTGCAGTACTACAAAAGTTTATTGATCAAGCTATCTCCGTAAATACTAGTTATAATCCTAAGCATTATGATAATGACCAAATTCCAATGTCAGTCCTAATGAAGGATATCATTCAGTTCTATCAGATGGGTGGAAAAAATCTTTATTATTGCAACGTATTTGATGGCGCTGGTGAACAAGAAGTACTACCAGAACTAGAACAATCTAAAGTTGATGATGAAACTTGTGATAGTTGCACAATATGATACTTCAACTTAATACACCACTTCCCCTTGAAACACCTCAGGGTAAAGCATGGGCACATTTTATGATAGATTATGGACTTGAGCATGATCTACTTTGGGTGTGTTTTCAAGATGAAACAAGAGAATGTTGGACTTGGTCTAATAAACAAATTAAGATACAGAAAAACATTACTATAGGTAGGTAAAAAATGACTTATAGCGTATTTGATTCTTCAAATAAAAAGAGTCATCTTAAATCCAGACTTTTCTTTGATGAAGCACCTACGATTGCTAGGTTTGATAAGCAAAAGTATCCTTTTCTAGAAAAGTTAACTAGAAGTTCTATGGGTTTCTTTTGGGTGCCGGAAGAGGTTGATCTTCTAAAGGACTCAAAGGACTTCCGTGATCTATCAAAGCATGAACAACATATTTTTACAAGTAATCTAAAGCGCCAGATTCTGCTTGACTCAGTGCAGGGTCGGGCGCCCACGGTTGCATTTGGACCTATTTGTTCTTTACCTGAACTAGAAAACTGGATTGTGGCATGGACATTTAGTGAATCTGTCCATTCACGATCCTATACGCACATCATTCGTAATGTGTATTCTGATCCATCAAAGGTGCTAGATGAGATTTTAGAACTACAAGAGATTGTAGATTGTGCTAAGGATATCAGCAAGAACTATGATGAGTTGATTGAACATAATACTAGAACTAATATCGGTTCATTTGAACATAAAAAAGCTCTTTGGCTTACTCTTATGTCAGTCAATATTCTTGAGGGTATCCGTTTCTATGTTTCTTTTGCTTGTTCATGGGCATTTGCAGAACTGAAAAAGATGGAAGGTAATGCTAAAATCATCAAGCTTATTTGTCGTGATGAAAACTTACATCTAGCTAGTACACAACAACTTCTAAAAGTACTTCCTCTGGATGATCCTGATTTCAAGCAAATCCAAGAGGAAACAAAAGCGGAATGTATTGCAATGTTCCGTAATGCAGCAGAGCAAGAAAAAGCATGGGCTGAATATCTATTCAAAGACGGCTCAATGATTGGTCTGAATAAACAACTTCTAAATGAATATGTGGAATGGATTACCAATCGTCGTCTCACGGCAGTTGGTCTACCACATCTATATAAGACTGGATCTAATCCATTACCATGGACAGGTAAATGGATTTCTGGTGGAGAAGTACAAGTAGCTCCCCAGGAAACACAAATAACTTCCTACATTATTGGTGGAGTGAAGAACGATGTATCAACTGAATCATTAAAAGATTTTAAACTATAAGGAGAATAATATGGGTTGGTCAACGGGTAGTGATCTTTTTGCAGAGGTAGCAGAAAGCATTGAACGACATGTACATGATGAACAAATCAAGATCAATATTTACTATGAGATAATTTCCTCATTTGAAGATTATGATGCTGATACACTTGAAGAATGTTTAGGAATCAGTGATGCACTAGATTCAGTTCTAAAAGAAGTCTATAATATAGATGATCCGGATAAAGATGAGGATGAGGATCTATGGGATGGTGGTGGTAGGGAAAACTTTGGTTAAACTTAGGTAGTATAAGTATAGGGAAAGGAGACTTTCCCTATGACTTTATGGCTATATGATGGAAAACCTATAGACCCTGAAAAAACGGTTGACTTTATAGGCTTTATATATATAATAACTAATGAGACCAATGGTAGACAATATATCGGTAAGAAACTGTTGAAGGTCAAAAAGACCAAAACAGTCAAAGGTAAAAAGAAAAAGTTTTTACATGACTCCGATTGGCAAACCTACTGGGGTTCAAATGACGAACTAAAAGATGATATAAAACGATTAGGTGAATCCAACTTTAGAAGAGAAATCATAAGATTTTGTACTTCAAAAAGTGAGTTAACTTATTTTGAGTTGAAAGAACAAATACTTCGAGGTGCTCTAGAATCGGATGCTTATTACAATGCATGGATTATGGTCAGAGTCCGAAAAAGTCACCTCAAGTTAAAGGAGAAATGATATGCCATGGGCACACAAAAGTAAATCAGGTAAAGGCCGACGTAAAATCGGTTCAGGTAAACGAAAGAAACGACGTTTAAATAGAAAGAGGTAGTATTGTGCAAAAGTTCGACTTGGAAAAGGTGAAGCAGTTTATTTCTGATTCTTCACAAGAGTCAAAGATCTATATCGGTGCAGATTCTGAACGTTTCAAGCTTAATGGAGTTTGGCATGCCGATTATTGTGTTGCGGTTATTATTCACAAAGACGGTAAGCATGGTTGCAAGGTCTTTGGTGATATTGCAAGACAAAAAGACTTTGATGCAAAACCAGGTCGCCCAGCACTTAGACTCATGAACGAAGTTTACATGGTTCATGAAATGTATGAAAAACTTGCCGAAGTTATTGGTGAGAGATATGTGGAACTACACTTGGATATTAATCCTTCAGAAAGGCATGGTTCATCCTGTGTAGTAAATCAAGCTATTGGCTACATTAGAGGTGCCTGTAATATTATACCTCAGGTTAAGCCACAAGCTTTTGCGGCTTCTATTTGTGCAGACAGACTAAAAGGTCTACTAGAAGCAGCTTAAATAAAACAAAAAGGAGTAAAACGATGAGAAAGCGTCTGATTGGCGCTATTCTGAGTGTAGGACTTTTGTTTTCAACACAAGCCTATGCTCATGAGCGCCCACCAGCAGCGGTCAAGGTCGTCAAAACTTATAAGGCTAAAGTTTCATGGTATAAACATGGTAGAAAAACTGCAAATGGAGAGTTCTTTAATCCATATGCATATACTGTAGCCCATAAGACTTTACCATTTGGCACTCTTGTAAGATTTACAAATATGGAAACTAATAGACAAATCATTGCAAGAGTGAATGATCGAGGGCCTTTTATCAGAGGACGAGAGTTTGATCTATCACTTAAATGTGCTGCCCTTCTTGGCATCAAGAAAGATGGTATTGCAACATTAAAGATTGAAATCATAGGATAATGTTTATAAAATGGATAAAGGATAAAGTAATGAGTGGTATGAAACTTGGTTCGTTCTTTTGGTTTACAAATGGTGAAAAAGAGTTAAGAGTTCTCAAGGAAGAAGCAGAAGCATTTGCGGAAGCAAATCCTGAATATCGTCGTGGAAAACTGAGTACAGGACCTAGAAAAAAGGAAGTTGTTATGGAACAACCAAAAGAATATAACTATGAAGAAGACATGGCTCAACTAGGTCAAGCACCACGTTGGGTAGAAGCTGATGGTGTCAATAATAATGTATTGACAATGAATAAACCAGTTGTAGAATCTAGACCGTTTCAACTAGGAGAAACAGTACCAGTAGGAACTCGTATTAGCACCAACATGTTCCTTGTAGAAGGAACTGTGCAAATGCGCCCAACACCTGGAAGCAATAGAACTCCTATTACAGCAGATCAACGTCGAATTGTTCTTGCCTCAAATATTGATGAAGCCATTCAGAAGTACGTAAATCATTTTGCAAGTCTAAATACTGCTTTAGAGACTTATGTAGTAGTAAATGCCGCAGCATCTGAGGCTATTGGTTAATGACTACACGTTTGGTATGTGGTGAACTTGAAGTTATGGTGATTCAAGATATGATGGATCTAGGTATGGATCCAGCAAATCCAGATCACGTGCAACAGTTCTGGGAAGATAGATTACCACAAGAGGAAGTAAAAGATGCTAATTGAAATCTACACTAAGGATAACTGTGGATATTGTACTGCGGCTAAAAGTCTATTAGAGGATAATAAGATCAGTTTCAAAGAATATAAACTAAATGCTGATTTTACTCGTGAGATGGTGAAGGAAAAGTATCCATCTGCCACCAGTTATCCTGTAATAGTGGTTGACGGATACTACATTGGTGGTTATAATGAGGTGAGACCTCTTGTTGAAGAACATAAACTTACCACTCAAAAATACCTAGCAGGATAAAGGAATAATATATTATGTTTCAGCGTGATACAGTACTCAAGGATCTTCGGAATAATGTTCTAGAAGTGACCTTTACAAAGGTAAATGGTGAAGAACGCCAGATGCGTTGCACACTTCTACCAAAGTTTCTACCAGAATCCTATCGTGAAAGTGTAGAAGAACAGACCAGTGAAAAGTCCTTTCATCGTGATAATCCAGATGTGATTGCCTGTTGGGATATTACTAAGGGTGGTTGGCGCTCTTTCCGGATCGACTCCATTATCTACACTCAAGTTATCGACTCTTATTAAGGAAAAATAAATGACAGAAATCAAGAGCTGGGGTTATCATCTAATGCTTGATGCCTCTGGATGTGACCATGAAAAGATTACATCCTATAATAATATTTTTGCTTTTGCTACTCAGCTAGTAAAAGATATTGATATGATTGCTTATGGCGATCCACAGATTGTGAACTTCGGTTCTGGTGATAAGTCCGGATATACTCTAATTCAGCTTATTGAAACCAGTAATATTGCTTGTCATTTTGTAAATGAAATAGACACTATGTATCTTGATGTTTTCTCTTGTAAGAACTTTGATCAAAAAGTTGTTGAAGATCTAGTGGTTAAATACTTTGGTGCTAAAAGAGCTCGTAAGTCTTTCACACTAAGGCAAGCCCCAACTGAATAATGAAAGATAATAATATTATTGGCTTCACTTGTGGAGCGTTTGATCTTCTTCACCCAGGGCATCTATCATTTCTAGAACGCTGTAAAAAAGAATGTGATGATCTTTGGGTCGGTTTACATACCGACCCAACTCTGGATCGACCAGAGACTAAAGAAAAACCTGTTCAGTCAATGTTTGAAAGATTTATTCAGATCAATACTTTAGGTTTTGTGTCGTCCATAATTCCCTATGATACAGAACTTGATCTAGAAAATATGATGGCTATTCTTCCAATCAAGAAGCGCTTTGTTGGATCTGAATATAGTGGCACTAGACTTACTGGTCAAGATATTTGTGACCACAGGAAGATCCAGATCGTGTTTATTGACAGACTACATAACTATAGTTCTACAGAACTTAGAACCAGGATTCGAGGATATTAAAGTATGGGTGTTATTCGATTTAATGATGAAGAAGTATTCGGTACTGATTCTCAAGAATATGAGATTCTACATCGGGCCGCAATGGCTATTAAAGGTGTAGAAGGCGCCATTGTAGAGATTGGCACTCGACGTGGTGGATCCGCAAAGCTTATTATTGATACTCTAGTCCATAATCAAGATACCAACCGTTCAATGTTCTGCATTGATCCATATGGTAATATTGAGATCGAATGCACTAATAAGAATATCACATATCATATTCCACAAGTAAAGACTGAAGGCGATCCAGAATCCACTGAGATTACTAAGCCTCTACGATTTGATTACACAAATGATATGAGAAACAGGATCATTCCTTCTCTCTATTATTATGCTTATTCTAAAGGTCTAAACTTTACTTTCTTTTGTATGGAAGATAATGAGTTTGTCAAACGCTTTTCTGATGGTGTTCCAGTCTATAATGACTTCAAGAAACTAGAAAACACTTATGCATTAGTATTTTTTGATGGTCCACATCATAATGAAGCCGTTGATCTTGAAACAAACTTCTTTGTTGAACGAGCTACAATCGGCACAGTTTTTGTTGCAGATGATATCTGGATGTATGACCATGAACGATTTGAAAAGATTGTTTTCAGTCATGGTTTTGAGATTCTAGAAAAGGGTAATGTCAAGGCATCTTATAGAAAGACTAAATAATGAGTCACGTTGAAAACTTTTTAATCCTAGCAAGTACTACAGCTAATCTAATCCATACGACCGACATTGAAGATATCATTCAAGATCTTATTGAAGTTCGAGATAATGGTGGTAGAGTCTTTGTTCTAGGTGCTGGTGGTTCTGCCGCTAATGCATCCCACATGGTAAATGATCTTCGTAAGCTTTGTAATATTGAAGCTTATTGCCCTACTGATAATGTTTCGGAACTTACAGCTCGAGTCAATGATGAAGGTTGGGAAAGTTTCTTTGTTAAATGGCTAGCTGTTTCCAAGTTTAATAGTAAAGATGCTCTATTCATTCTGTCAGTTGGCGGTGGTGATGCTGAAAGAAAGATCTCTGTAAATCTAATCCGAGCTACTGATTATGCTCATGTACATGGCGGTAGAGTCATGGCTATTGTAGGTAAGCAAAATGGATATGTTGCTAGATATGCTGAATCCTGCTGCGTGATTCCAGAATCCGAGCCAAGTCTAGTGACTCCAATGAGCGAAGCATTCCAGGGTATTGTCTGGCATTGCATTGTTTCTCATCCACTTCTACAAGTTCAAAAAACCACATGGTAAAATAGGATATATAATTAATGTTTGAAGAAAATGAAATCTCCAAAAATGCCAATGGTGGCACAGAGATCGCTAAGAGAAAACTAGCATCTATTATTGATCCATCACTATTAGAACATTTTCAAATTATCTCTTCTCGTGTAAGAGAATTAAATGAAGATAAGATTAGAATACTTTGGCATCATGATTTACCAAATGATCCTGAATCAGCTAAACTGAAAGATAAAAGCTTTCAGGATAAATTTCATAAGTTTGTGTATATCTCAAACTGGCAAATGAATCAATATCATTCTTTTTATGGAATCCCTTATGACACTAAATCTATTGTTCTTGAGCACGGTATTGAACCTGCTGATCCAATAGCACGATGGTCACACGGTGATGGAAAGATCCGTCTAGTCTATACATCAACTCCACAACGTGGTCTGGATATTCTAGTCTCTGTCTTTCAATATCTAGCAGAGAAATATGATGATATCCATTTAGATGTATTTTCTAGTTTTAAGATCTATGGTTGGGAAGATGCTGATAAGCAATATGAACCTCTATACGAACAAATCAGAAATCATCCTCAGATGACTTATCATGGTTTTGTTCCCAATGAACAACTTAAACATCATCTAAACTCATGTGATATTTTTGCTTATCCATCAATCTGGATGGAGACTAGTTGCCGTGCTATGCTTGAAGCTATGTCTGCTCAGTTAGTTTGTGTTCATCCAAACTACGGTGCTCTAGCCGAAACTTCTGGTGCATTAAATGTCATGTATCAAGGTACACTAGATAAAGTAGAACATTCAAATATTTTTGCTTCACATCTAGAAGCCGCAATCCAGTTTGTTCGTGATAAAAACCATAAAGAAATGGTGCAATTCAATAAGGTTTATGTTGACAGCCGTTATTCTCTTGATAGAATCAAGAGGCAATGGGAGGTCATGCTTACTGATCTATTAAAGAAATATCCCACTGAAGAAAGTCGCCAATTCCCGAAACAACAATTTGTGTATAGAACTTCATGATTGACAACATATGAGAAGTGTGGTATATTAAACTATGACTCAAGCCAATAATGTTGTCCTATTTCCTACTCGGAATAATAAGTACAATGGACCTCAAACCATTGAGGAAGTTGATGAGTCGATGGATATGGTAAAACAGTTCCATATTCAGGAAACTATCGAGACTATTATACCATCACTTTTTGACCAGCTACATGTAGCTGGATTTCAACCAGATGAAGATGATGACGATATTCTTAAGCATTCAGCAATGGTAGTAGAATCAATCCGTTCTTTACTTTGTATGCTCAAAGGTATTGACCATCCACTTCAACTGATTGCGGATAATCTTTTTATCCAAACTTCTGATGGACTAGCAGTTTCCGATAAAGTTAAAATCATTATCACTCCAAAAGAAGGAAAGGGTGAATAACCCTTAAAAAAATGCTTATCATTGATTTTTCCCAGGTGATGCTTTCCAATATCATGGTTCAGATTGGTAATCATACCAATGCTCAACTAGATGAAAATATGGTAAGACATATGGTATTAAATTCAATCCGTATGTACAAGACCAAGTTTGGTCCAGAATATGGTGAAGTTATTATTGCATGTGACGCCACAAACTACTGGCGCCGCACACTCTTTCCTTATTACAAGGCTAATCGTAAGAAGTCACAGGCTGCTTCCGAACTAGACTGGAAAGCAATCTTTGAATGTCTCAACAAGATTCGTGATGAACTTCTGACGGTATTTCCATATCGTGTCATTCGAGTGGATACAGCAGAAGCCGATGATATCATCGGCACACTTGCCAAGGAGTTTGGTAATACTTCAGAGAAGCTTCTAATCATCTCGGGCGACAAGGACATGGTACAATTAATGGTTTATGATAATGTAACCATTTATCAACCAGTAAAAAATGTCTTAATCAAGAGGAAAGATTGACCAACCAGTTGTATTTTCTCTTCTTTCTTTGTGCACAAGTTTGGTTGCCTTAATGCTTATTGATCCTATGGTACCGCCGTTATTTTCATTTAAACATCTATATAAAGTTTTAAAACTTATATTTTTCTCTTCACAAAAAGAAACAAGAGTACCATGAATAAAATATTCTTTGCCATTAGGATCAATAAGTTTTACTTTTCTTGCATGTACATTACCAGCACCGCTATGTCTTTTCTTCATGGCAAGCTTATGATTTTCAACTTGTAGAGGGTTAAACCATTCTTCCATTTTCTTATTTTTTCGATGATAACCTGGATTATCTTCCCCATGATATACAGGGAACTTTCCACCACCTTCACATATATTATAACCATCTTCTATAGTATTAAATAACTTAATAAAATGATTTTCCATAACTTTCAATGTATATTCAGAATCATCATTTTCATATAATATTTCTTTTTCAATATTTTCAAATCCATATTTTCTAATAGCACAATGAAGTTTTGTTTTACCACCATTTAAAGCACTATAATGATGATCATGCCATCTTTTATTTACGCTATTTACTGTAAATCCTACATATTTTTTGCCATTGGGAAATGTTAATGCATATATAAAAGCCATTTTATTATACCTTTAAGTTGTTATATTTGTTATTTATATTTATAAGGATTTCCACCAAAATCATGCGCTACACAACAAAATATATTACTAAATCGGAAGCAGAAAAGTTCCTTAAGGAACATATCATTAAGGGTGATTCTGGTGATGGTATTCCAAACTTCCTATCAGATGATAACTGTCTTGTGGTTGGTACTCGCCAGAAGCCAGTAACACAAAAGAAACTGGATGAAT